GCGGGGGTCGGTCGGGTCGGGCGGCTTGTAGTAATTATTCGGGTCAGGCCCGGTTCCGGCCAAAGTCTGGTTGGCCGGGTTGGGTGGCACCACCCCGGTTGGCCTGCCTGTCACCGGGTCCACCGCCCCACCGTTGAGAGGCGTGGGCGGTGTCGTGCCTGTGCCGCCGCTACTGAGAACGCTGTCCAGCCCCTTCATCCCGTTGGCCGGGTTATTGCTCCATCCGATTTCCATTAGTAACGCCTGCCTTTCCCACCTTTGCCGCGACCGCCCCGCTTGCGCTTGCGGGTATTAGCCATCGGCGCGAAAGCCCGGTTGGTGCTTTCAAAAACAGGGGTGTCAATAAGCTGGCCGTGCAGCCCGGCTGGTCCTAAGAGGGCCGGGGGAACCCCGGTGCGCCCTGGCCCGAACTGGGAGAGCGGTTGGACGGGTCGGTCGGCCTGGCCCGGAGCCTTCGCAAAGTCACGGGGTAGACCGCCCGGCATCCCTGGCGCGGTCGGGGCCGCTCCCGGTGGCATCGGCAGGCCCGGTGGCAGGGGTCCAGAGGGTGCGCCCATCGGCGGTAATGGTCCTCTGCCAGCCATAGGGGGGCCAGGCGGTGGCATCATCCCCGGTGGCGGCATCCCAGGAGGCGGGAGGCTCGGCGGGAGGCCAGGTGGTGGACTCATCGAAGGTGGCAACCCCATACTCCCGGAGCCTGCGGAAGGCGGCGGGGTCGGCCCCTGGGTCGGCGTTGAAGAATTGCCAGTCAGGGTAGCCATCGCGTCGCCGCCTGGGGCGTTGGTCTTCGCCACTTCTTCCATCACCTGCTGGATTGTCGCCTGGATTTTCGCGTCCTTTGCGTCCTGGGGAAGCTGGGCGAAGTCCTGCTCTATCTTCCGGTGCTGCATTTCGTCTTCGAGTTCGTCTTCCACCAGGGTATTTTTTTCGGTCCATTTGTATTTGTCTTTCAGGTACTTGTTGACCGCTTCCAACGCTGCCACTTCGATAGCGGGCTGGATAACACTCTGCTCGGTCTTGACCTTTTCGGAGATGGTCTGCTCGATAATCTTGGCCGGGTCCGGCTCGTCCAGGATGCGGCCAATCAAAAACTCGTCCGAGAAACTGCCCAGTTTTTGCAGGGCCGCGAAAGCGGTTACGCTCACTTGGTCTTTAAGCCCGTTCTTTAGTTTCAGTTCAACCTCAACGTTCGGCACGTAACCCTTCAAAGCCTCGGCCTTGTATTCCAAGGTGTAAGCCCCACCGAAAGCCCGGCCATCCCCGGCCACAAACACTTCCTCGTCGCCGCCCCTGGTCACAAGGATACGGGTGGCGGTTTCGATATAGTTCGCAAGGGAGTTTTGAATTTTGCGGGACAGCACGCCCTCACGCTTGGTTCCCTGAGCCAACGCCGCCTCATAGCCCCTGGCCGAGGTCGGCATCCGGGTATTGCCGCCCACGCCCGTAAAAGTGGCCGCGTTTATCGAGTTACCAAACTCGGAGAAGACCGCCATAAACTCAGGCGGCATCGGCGGCGGTTGGGGTATCTCGACCTTTTCCTGACCGTCCGGCGAAAGAAAGAGGGTATCGCCCTGCTTGGCATCTTTGAAATAGCCCTGGTTCTCGGTGTAGATGTAGGTGGTCGGCCTGGCCCAACGGTCCACGCCCAGGTGCATCAAATTGCGGTAGCGGGAGCGGTCAATCCAGTCGTTGTAAATCGGGTAGAGGAAGGGGTAGTAAACCACCCGCCCGCCGACTAAAGTATCCGGGGTATCGCCGCTCCCGTAGTCGCGTCCCACGTCGGTGGTCGCCCTGGCGGTGGGTGAGAGCGGTTCCTCGAAGCAGCCTTCCAGGTGGAAAGGCACCCCGCCCAGCCCGTGTTTTTGCAGACCCAGGTAAGGGTCGTCTTCCAAATCCTTCGTGGTGTAGAAAAGACTGGTCAGGTTTCCGTCGCGGCTGTCCGATTTTCGCTTTGCCAGGACCGGGTTAAAGCTGGCGGCGGAACCGGACACGTGGGACGCGCTTATCATCAGGGACGTGGTAGTGTCGTCGTAGTAGCGCACCACGTCAAAGGCGCAGGTGTCCAGGTTGTGGCCGGGCCGGGTGTAATCGTCCCAACGGCTGCTGCCCCGGTTGGGGGTCTGCTCGGCCTCGTATATCTCGCGCACGCCCTCAAAGTCGTAGAAGTTCTGGACCAACTGCTCGCCCGTAATCCGTTCCAGGTAAAAGCCGTAGACCACCTGGCGTTGGGCATCCAACCGGGGGTAGAAGTTCATCGGGTCCAGCACCCGCAGCTTGAAGGGGTTGTTGCCCTGTTTTAAGAGAGCCGAGTCAAAGGTAGTCAGGGTCGGTAGCCAGCCTGTCACCACCAGCTTGTTGCACATATCCATCGGCACATCGGCCTGCTTAATCACGGTGTCGAGCAAAGCCTGGCCGAAACGCTTGTGTTCGTTGATGCGTGGCTCGGTGTGGGACACGCAGGTCGGGTAGCTTTCGCAGTAAGGGTGCATATCGGCAATCATCGCCTGGGCGAGGGTTACGATAACATAGGGGGTGTTGTCTACGGTGTAGTCAATATCGCCGTCGGCCTTGACCCTGGCCTCGTTATCTTGCTGCCCGTCCTTGTCCACCGAGAAAGGATTGTCCAACCGGGCCATTTTGATGTGGCGGGTGAAAACGGTATCGCGTTCCTCGAACCACTCCTGTAGGGAGCGGAAGCGGTTGGTCAGGCCGTTCGCGCTGGGGGTCCGGGTGAAGCGGCCCTGGCTGGCCCGTTTTTTGTCCAAAGCCCGAACGCTATTTTTGTTTAAGAGGTCGCTTGCCGCCATTAACCTATTCTCCTAATTCTCAACGGGTTGGCGTTGTGCAGCACAAGCTCCCGGTAGGTGCTGTCGTCGTGCCAGATGTCTTCGGTAATCGCAAAGGCTTCCAGGGCAGTACAGGCGTGAGAGGCCCAGTTGTGGGCCGGGCTGTCGTTGGCGGTGGTGTAGTTGCCGTAGGGGTCGCGTTCGTGGTATTTGTAGGCTTCCATACTCTTGATAAACCACTCACAGCTTTCGTCCACGTGCAAACGGTCCAGAAGGTTACGCACCGATTGAACCCGGTCCTTCATCACCTGCCAGCGCGTGGTGTTGCACTTAGGCCGGATACCGTACTCTTTAAGCACCTTGAAAAGGCTGCCGTCACTTAGCTGGGTGCGGTTGCGCCCGGAAGGGTCGCCAAAATTTATAACGGGCCGCCGCATCGTGTGGGCGTAGTCGTAGGCCTGCTGGAAGTTATCGGGGATAAAGTAAGGGTTGGGGAAAAGCGTCACCCCCGGATAGAAGTTTAAGAACCACTTTATTTCCTGCTTGGAAGCGCAAACCTCGTTGACAAGGTACAGCTTATCGCCGTCGTCGAAGTCCTTTTGTAGAAAACCCATATAGGTTTCGTCCGAGTATCCCCAGTCCCAGAATATCGCCAGGGGCAGGTCCGGGTTGTAGGGGTAGTCGCCCACGTGCCTAGCCCGGTTAAAGGCGGCGTACACGCGCCCGGCAGTTGAGGCGGTGCGGTCCATCAGATACTCCCTGGCCCAGATGAGGGCATCGGTGTGAGCTTCTTTGTCGGCCCGCCACTGGGGAGTATAGTTCTCGTTTTCTTCCATCGTGTAGGTGATAAGCCGCTTGGCCTCGGCAGCCCGGTCAATCAGTTCGGTGAAGTGGTCTACGTTCGCGTTGAGGGTGGAGATGGCAATCACGAAGCTGGTCACGCCCAGGACGCTATCAAAGACCGGGTAGGCCCAACGCGCATACTCGTCAATGAGAACCCCGGTGCCGCGATTGGAATGGCCGAAGTTGGCGTTGGCACTTTCGCCTGTAAAGTAAGAGTGGTTCTCCGGGTTGATGAGTAGCATCTTCTGGCGGTGGATACTGCGGTCAAAGCCTTCCGGCAGTAGCTGGGGCGGCAGGTGTTCCACGAAACCGTCCAGCTTGGCAAAGAGCGTAGTCCTCTTTTTGCCCCCGGCGTAATCCACTTCTTCTTCCTTGCGGCTGCCGAGTAGCCCGATAAAGTTAGGGGTAAAGGTCCACAGCCAGAAAAAGAAAGCCTCGACCACGTAGGTGCCGCCCACGCCCCTGGCCTTGAACATCACCCGCCACTCGTCCTTGCGGTAGGCTTCCCACAATTCGCCCACAATCCTGACCTGGGCTTTCCACAGCTTGAATGGTTTCCAGCCCGGTCCTTCGGTATTAAATTGCTTCTGGGGTTCTTCTATCCACAGCCACTTGGAAATAAAGCGCACGGGGTTCTCCCGGCAAGCCTTACGCTCCGACTCCCACCAGACCCGTTCAAATTCATCCAGGTCATTGTCAATTGTCAATGCAGCCGACTCCTTAGCTAATCGAGTTCCGCTAGGCTAATTCTATCTCTAGTTTGCCCGTTGCGAAAGTCCACAACTTGCCGTATATTTGTGATAGATTTACGGCATACCAGGAAAGGACTACTATGGAACTACCAAAAACTATCCGAATAGGCGTGGCGGATTACGAGGTTTTACGCAAAAAGAAGCCAAAGATGGACGATAGCGGTGAGATTGTGATGGGCTGGTTCAAGACAACGGAGCAGCAAATCTGCGTTGGCACCGCCATTTCCGACATCCGGCAGCTTGAAACCTTTGTCCACGAAATACTGCACGTGGTTATGAGCGAGGCCGGGTTATCAGAACAGGCGGGCGACCACAGCATCATAGACCCCCTGACCATCTCCCTTATGCACTTCCTTATGCAAAACGACCTGGCCTGGATAAACAACTTCTTCAAGGACAAGTGGCATGAAAGACACAGTTGAGGTGCGCCTACAGGTGCCGCGTAAAATCCACGAACTGGTCAAGCGGGCCGCCGAGCAGGGGTTAAGAACGACCCACAACCAATACATCTTTTACCTGTCCTGGGTCTTCCAGGAAAGGCTGAACTACCTAAAGAAAGACCGGGACGAATACAACGGCCCCGGCTAATCTATGGCAACAAAACCTTGACAATGGTAGCGTTGTTCTGGTACAATACAGGTGGTGTTACCCTCAACTACAAAAGAAAGGCATTAGCGATGGCGGATTTTATTCACCTGGGTGATATTTATTTTAACCTGGATTTTGTGCGCCAGATTTTCGAGGACCGCGAAAACCCCGGCACCTGGCACGTAATGCTAGAGATGGGAACCAGTCGGGACGGCACCGGGCTGGTCCAGGCGTTGACTTTTGAGGGAGAGGAAGGGGCAGCCCTGGCTCTCTTTATGGACAACAACTTTCGCAACATCTCGGAAGAAGCCCGGCGCATCAAGGGTTCCAGGCGCGGCACCCCGACAAATTTCAACGTGGTAGCCGCCGATGAGTGAGGAAGCGGGCGTGCCGCCGCTTTCACGCCAGCAGAGGCGGGCCTTAGAGCGGCAAGAGTTCAAGGACAAGCAACAGTATTTCCACCAGAAAAACGAGCAGACCCGGTTGCAACACCGTCTGCGCTACAAGAAAGTGAGAAACCAGGATGGCATTACTAGAAGACCAGGCCAGAATGTATCTGGCACTGGAAGGGCATTTACCCGAAATGTTTCTTCTAACCGAGTTAATGGGGCGAACCGAAGAAGAAGCCCGAAAGATAATCCGGTGGCAGAGGGAGCAGCAGCTTTACCACGACCCGGCAGTTCGGGCGATACGGGTGGTAGCGGAACGCCGCCGCCTGCGTAAGCTGTACAAGCTGCCCGCCGTCGAGAACGAGGAAGCCTCTATCGAGGACGACGGCACCAGGGTGAGCAAGGTTATCTCAGGCCAGGTCACGATTGACCCGGACGGCCAGGTGCGGTTGAACGGCGAGGGCATCGAAAACCTGCCGCCAGAAATCCAGCAGCTTGTCAGGACCGAGATAGGCAACAGGGTCCGGCAGCAGGCCCAGGAAAGTATGGCCGAGTTCTTTAAGAAGATGGGGGAGCAAAATGGCAACGAAGACGACAGTGACTGACCTGGCCGTTGGGTACGGTCGAGATGAGATTGACCTTATTAAGAGTATGTGCGCCCAGAACGCGACCGACGATGAGTTCCGGGTGCTGTTGCATATGGCCGACAAGTACAAGCTCGACCCCCTGGCAAAGCAGATTTACCTGCAAAAATATAAGTCGTCCAAGTCGCCCACCGGGTATGCGCCCGCCGCGATAATTATCACCTATGCCGGGATGCTTGAAATCGCCAACCGGGACAATATGCTGGACGGCATCGAGTGTGAGGTCTTCACCAGGGCCGGGGAGAAGCAGCCTTACAAGGCCAAATCTACCCTCTGGAAAAAAGGCTGTTCCCACCCCTTTGTGTCCGAGGTCGCCTTTGACGAGTATGTCCAGTTTGAGTACAACTCAAAAACCCCGTCCGGCCTGTGGGCCACCAAGCCCATCACAATGCTAAAGAAGGTGGCAAACGCCCAGAATTTGCGGCAGGCTTTCTCGCTCGGCCAGATGTACATCGAGGAAGAAATGCCCCCGGCTCCGGTCGAGGTAATTGAAACAAAGGTGGTCGAGCCAGCCCCGGAGCCGACCACCCTGGACGATTTACCGGGCAAGCTCAGGGACAGGTATATCCTGGCCCAAAAACTTGAACTGGAATACGGGGTTAAGACAGTTGACCGGGGCGCCAACTGGCTCAATACCGTCAAAGTCGGCCAGGTGCTGGATACCACCTACAAGATGATTGGGGCCAAGTCGTTCAAGGAAATCATTGACAAAACGGGCCTGGAAAACTTCGAGGGGCATCTGCACCGTTACGCCCCCGATGCCCAGACCCAGGCTATGAAGTTCGCGGCGACGATACATCTGGTGGCCGAGTGGTACGAAAAGCACAACCACCAGCTAGAGTTGGAGGCGGGACTTGCCAGCGTTTAAGGGCGAAGCGGTCAGGCTGAGTGGGGAAGACTGGGACGCGTACAGTGCCTTCGTCCCGGTTCCCTACAAACCCCACACCGGGTCTTACTGGTGGGTCTGCCCCTTCTGCGACCAGGCCACGTCAAAAAACTACACGGTCTGTAAATTCTGCCAACGGCAAAAGGTCCGGCTCACCACCGGATACGGGCCGCGTGGCGGCGAGCAGCACGGGTGGTTTATGCCAAAGGAAGGGGGTTAATATGCCCAGGTATCGGGGGCTGACCAACGACGACACCCAAAAACTTGACCTTATAGATAATATAATGTTACACACCGAAATTGAGGATGGTCACTTGAAGTGGCGCGGCACCTTTATGCGACCGGGCTACCCGATTTTCCATTGGGGCCGGGGCAACATTCATTTGAAAATCCCGGTGCGTAATTTCCTGTTTATCCGGGAATACGACATCAAAGAACGTATTCAAGTCACCAATACCTGCAAAGAGGCCACCTGCGTCCTTCCGGCGCACCAGGCTCAAAAAAGGCAGGACCACGTATCCAGGCGGCGTTTCAAGGAGGTGCGCCAACTCAGGACTGATTATATCCGGCAGCTTTTCCTCAATGGTTACACCCTGGAAGAACTGGCCGAAGGTTTTGACATGGAGATGATAACCATTGGCCGGATAGTAAAACCAGTCAGATAGACTCGCCTATTGTGAAGCCCTGGCCGGGAACGGGGCTTCTTTATTTGTTGACAAACAAAGGTACATCTGCTATACTGTAAGAGTACCCCATCTAGTATGAGAGGCGACTATGACTACACAAGATATAGAAACGGTGGTCCAGAAGACTTTCCGTTTATCCCCAAAGGCACAGATATTACTGGTGAAGCTGGCAAGGTATTACGGGCTAGACCAGAAGGGTGTGCTTGAAGTTCTTATCCGCCAGGTGGCAGAGAAAGAAAACATCACGGTTGACTAGTTAACTTGTAGGCCACCCGCGTGTGGCGGCTATTTAGTATTCCCCAAAAAGGCATGAGCGATGGCAAAACAACCCTTTAATCGGAGAAACCCCTGCCCCTTGTGCGGTGGGTACGACGACAGGAGCCTGGGTGAACGAAGATGTCACGGCTACCAGGAAGGTGATTGGGTCCATTGTCGGAGGGCCGACCTTTCTCCGAATATCCAATACTCCGAAGCCTCAGACACTTACGCGCACCTCTGGACCGACAAACCCTGTTTTTGCGGCCAGGTCCACCAACCCTCGGCTGCACCAAGTACGACAACACCCCAGCTAAGACTGGTTGCCAGGTGGAAGTATTACGACCTCAACGGCAACCTCGATACCGAAGTCAGACGCTACCAAAGGGCTGACGGAAGCAAAGATTACAGGCAGTACCACCCCGACCCCACAGGCGAAATGAAGCCGGGGGCCGGGCCAGTCCAATACCTGCTTTACCGCTACAACGAACTCAAAGACCTGCCCAAAGACCGGGCCTGGCTGCTCGTAGAGGGCGAGAAAGCGGTAGACTCCTGTATTGCGCGTGGCATCCCCGCCACCTGCAATATAGGAGGGGCTGGCAAATGGCACGACTCTTACACAGCACTCCTGGCCGGGCGCAAGCTGATAATCATCCCCGACAACGACCCGGAAGTGGACGAAAGAGGCAAGGAACACCGCAAGGGCCAGAAACACGCCCAGATGGTTTTCGATAAGCTAAAGGGTGTGGCCGACTTAAAGCTGATGCCGCCGATGCCGGACGTTGGTGAGAAGGGTGACATCGCTGACTGGTGGGAAGCGGGCAAGACGGTAGACGACCTTTACAACTGGGTAAAGACGGTCGAATGGGTCAACCGCCCCCGGCACCGCTACCACGAAAGTGAGCTTGAACTGCTACCGCCCATTGAGTGGCTGCTCAGGCCATTTATCCAGGACCGGGCCATCAATATGGTTTCCGGCCCCAGTGGAAGCGGCAAAAGCTACGTTGCTTTGCACTGGGCTAAGGAATTAGGCCGACGCTACAACGTGCTTTACCTGGCCGCCGAAGATGCCAGCCAGTACCCGGAGCGGGTCAAGGCGTGGAACATCTACAACAGGTTTGAGGCAAAAGAAGGGCATTTCTACCTGGAAACCCTGCCGATAAACCTGATAAACCCACAGGATGCCGACAGGCTGATTGCCGAGAACGACGATATTAAACCCCGCTTTGTTGTAATAGATACCTACGCGGCTGCAACCCCCGGCAGTAACGAAAATGACAACGGCCAAATAGAGCTAATCCTGGGTAACGCCCGGAAGTTTATTGCGGCCTGGGGCTGCGCCGTCCTGGTGGTCCACCACTTCAACAAGGCCGAAACAGCCGAGCGCGGCGGGTCAGCCTTACGAGCAGGGATTGTCCAGACCATGCAGGTCACGCTGGACCAGGACACCCTCAAACTGACGATGGATAAAACCCGCAACGCCGAGAAGACCGAGGACGTTTTCTTCAAGTTTGAGAAGGTAGCTATCCCGGTCAAGTTGTCGGACGGCACCACTGAAATCCGCACCCAGCGCGTCCCGGTCCAGACCGACCACGCTGAAACCGACTTCACCACCATTACCCCGGCGCAGATGGCAATACTTAAATATATGGGCGCACTCATCCGGCGTGACAACGAACACCGCAAGGTGGACATTGAGCAGGCCACCAACCAGCCTACCCGGACGGTAGGTGACAGTATGGCGAAGCTGATAACGATGAAACTGGTAGTACAACCCAAAGAACGCGGGCCTTATCGGATTACCGAACAGGGCTTGGTTGCGGGTGGGTATATACCGAACGATTTGAAGTTGGTTATCCAGGAAGTTAAGAACTGGTGAATAGGCATGCTTAAGCAAAGGATAGGCAATGCCTATGCCTATTGTCATATAAAAATGACATAGGCAATAGTAATGTATATGTTAGTGCCTATGCCTATTGCCTATTGCTTTTTTGAGGCTAAAATGGGTACTTTGGAGGACCGATAGGCAAAAGGTCTTTTGCCTATCTTTTGGCAGAAAGGAACCGAAATGGACACGAAGATAGGGCCGGAAAGTAAGAAGTTTCTGGAAGCCCGCCAGCACTCCGAACAGATTGGGGAGTTTATGGACTGGCTGACCCAGGAGAAGGGTTTGGTGCTGGGCTTCTGGGAAGGCGACGAGATTTACCCCTACACCGCCAATATCAACAAACTGCTCTACGAATTCTTCGGGATTAACGAGCAAGCGTTAGAGGCCGAAAGGCGTGAGATATTAAAACAGTACCGGGAGGCGCAAGATGGACAGTAGACACCACTACACCGATGAAGATAGGATTAAAATCCGGGATATGATTATCTGGTACAACAACAACCCCCATTACGCTAAGATTGACCAGGGCTACGTCTGGGAGCAAGTTGAGGCCGGGGAGCCGACCATCTTCTGCTGCCGGGGCGACCGGGAGCGGTGGGGCGGCAAAATCGGAGAACCTCAGTTCCAGGCTGTAAGCGGTGGGACCGCCTTACTGCACGAAGAAAGTGAGGAAGCCGATGCCAGACCGACAGAGTAGTTTTGACACCGAGATTGAGAAGCTGGCCTACGAGTTTATGATTAACTGGCTGCGCTTTGATATTGCCCGCCACGAATGGTTGGAGCGGCCCATCAAGACCTACGAGGGCAAGGAACGGGTGGAACGCCACCAGGCAGCCGGGGCCGACGCGATGCTTGACCTTTTTCAAAAGCTACAAAATAAATACGGGGTGCCGGGTGACGATGGCGTGAAGTTCGACTACCCGATACCTGAATAGGAGAGGATTATGAGTTACGTTGAAAATGAGCTTGCCGCCACCCACAACGGGGCCGCCTTTAGCGCAGGGACCGCCAACACCCAGTATATGACCGTAACCTGGGACGGGCAAAGGCACCACGTCACAACCTCTAGCAAGCCGAGCGGGGGCCGTACCGACAACGATATAACCGAAGCTGATTTGAAAGCGATGAAGGCAGAGCAAGCCGAAAACCGCAAGAAGAAGGACGTTGCTACCACAGGGGGTGTGGGTTTGGAGAAGGCCTTGCTAAGGGTCGTCCTAGACGGCGATGCCCTGCTGCGGGTGATGCCGCTTGTAGGGCCGGAATACTTGGAACAGCAAGCCAGGGAGCGGGAAGTGGTGGAACAGGCCAGGGAGCTTAACCGCCGCCTCAACCGCAGGGTGAACGAGAGCCTTCTGTCGCCCCCGGTCAGGGTCGAAGGCACCAGCCCGGAGTTAAGAACACGCCTTACCCAGGAGTTGCAACGGGGGGCTTTCGAGCTTGCCCGCCAGGTCAGCCCCAACCACCCGCGCTGGGGTGAGTTTATCAGGATGCAGCGCGAAATTCAACGCCTGATGCAGCAGGAGCGTGGGGCCCAGGCCAACGCCAGGGAGCGGAGCGTGGAAGAAATGCGCCGGGTACGGGCTTTGCGTGAACTAAATTTGTTTCCCAGCTTTATCAGGACAACGGTTGGCGACCCCTTCATGGAACCCCGGCTAGGCGGCAGGGGCTTGATGGAGTGGCCCCGTGAGGAATTTGACGAGATGATAGCCAGGCTGGGCGGCAGGAGCGGGTAAATAAAAACGCCCCGGCCTACTCTACCTGGACGTTTACCAAAAATATTAACCCAGTAATCCCTTAAAGGGTTATCTGGTTGTTAGTATAGGGGTACAGTAACGAACAAAAAACGTGATGTTCCACAGGTGGCGGTTGTTGCTATAAACCAGCATTTGGTTTGCTGTACGCCACCTTTAGGAACAATTCTATTATAGCAGGTTGCAACGCTATTGCAACAGGAAGGTCAATATGACAGACATACCCGAAAGAAAGTGTTTAGAGTGTGGTGGGATTATCCCAGCCGTAATCAAGTGGCGTGGGGGCCACCTCTCGGCCTACTGTAAGGAATGTGTAAGAAGCCGCAGGCTAAAGCGTTACTCGAACTACTACAAGGACAACCGGGAGTATTTTGCCCAGTACCACCGGGACTGGAAGCTGGTGAACTGGGAACGTTACCTGGAAATGCAGCGCGAGGGCAACCGGGCGGCCTACTGGCGGCGTAAGGAAAAGCTGGGCAAGAAGCGGGTCCGGCGCAGCCAGTACGGTGAGCCGGAGAAATAAGAGTTAAAGAAAGGCCGGGGACGAGTTGTAAGAAATACCCCCGGCCTCTCCCAGGCATTGTGTGACCCGGCGCGGCAGCCTGGCAAGACTTAACGCCTATCGGACACAAGCACCTTTAAGCGTGGGTCAAACACGCTTCGCCACTAACATTATACCTGAAAGGACAAAACGATGCCAGACCAAATCACCATTGAGGACATCTCCGCTTCCACCCCTACCCACTTCGAGGTAGAAGGGACGTGGTTCGCAGTTATTGATACAACCCTGACCGACAGCTTTCTTTATCTGGTAATCCAGCAGGAAGGCTCCCAGGCCAAGCAAGCCACCTACGTGGATATGGCTTTCTTGAATAAGAAGTCCACTTACCAACCCGACATAATCTGGATACAGTTACAAGCTGCCGCCAAGAAGTTGCTGGACAAAGCCGCTACCGCAAAGGTCAAGGAGATAGCGGATAGGGGAGTCGGGGGATAATGGATAAGTGCCGGGCTTTCTACTGTGACCAACCCCAGGCCAGAGCCAACCCCTTCTGCTACAAGCACTGGGTAACGCTACCCAACCGCTATAAGGAGAAGTTCAAAGAGGCCCACAACGAGCGGGGGTACGAGCGTCTTATCAAAGAGTGCCGCCGCCAGCTTAAACTTATCGAGGATAACTACAGCCTGGACAACTACCCCTTTTACCCCAGACCCTAGTGGGGCAAGCAGTAAACCAATCCGCTAGTTTGGTGTACCATACGGTAAACAATCTAGCCTCAAAACCAGCCTCTATCGAGTATCTCTTATATAGGGGTTAGCCCCTAAAAAAAGAAGGGCTGGTCGCGGTTAGAACGACCAGCCCACCAGCACGCTAACTATAGAGTTACGCACTATCTTGAAATTCCCCCTTATTATACCATTTATTTTCCCATTTATTAACAAAACGCCGTCTATTTTTATAGTGTATATTTTTGTGACACCAGGACAGAATAATAGGTAACAGATGATGATGGTGATACTCGTACTAAAGGTGGTAATGGTACTGGTAGTAATGATGCTGGTGTTGGTGGTGGTGGTGGCGTTTGTGTGTGTGGTGTGTGTGTCTTTCTTCTGTGGCTTTGGTCTGGTTGTTTGCCTGGTTGGTCGGTTGGTCCTGTGTCCTGTGTCCTGTGAGCCTGGTTAGCCGTGCGCGTGCCTGCCTGCCGGGGCCGAGCGCAGCGAGGCACACATAGGTTTAGCCCATCGCAATGCCCTATCCTCACATTCCAGGTGGGTCACTAAAGATATTATACATTATCTTGACTAACTTGATTAGCCTGACTAACCGTTAGCCTATGCAATCTTTAGCCTGATGCTAACATATCGTATGCTGCCGGATGTCACGCCAGCCCCGTTACTTACTTTTAGTATGCACGTAACTACGCAAGTATTCAAGTATGTAATTAGCTATAACAACATTTCTACCCACGAACTATTAGCCTACCGCTAAGTAATAGCCGGGTGCGCCGGGACACCCTGGCCGCCAGGTGATGAGTACAATCTACCCCTACCAGAACAAAACATCTACCCGCTACCAAATTTTATTAGGTACGGGCGGTAGCCTTGCCTATCATTCGTAGGTAAACACGCGAAAAAAACGTTCAAATTGGGGCTTGACAGGTAGCGAACAATTAGCTACAATAGGACCACAACCAAATACACCCTGACCGCCGAACACCCAACCTGACCGGGTGCGGTAGAGTCGGGTTAGCAGTTCAAAGAGGTTCTACGTATGAAATCCACTATCCGCTTTATCCTTTTCGCGGTTCACTACTACATCCTGGATACGCTTGATTGGCTGGGTGCCTACAAGCACAGGCTCTGCACCAAGCACAGCACCCAGGCCCAGCACGCTACCTTTTTCCTGGTCAATCTCTTTTTCCTGGCTACCTACGATGCCATCAAAGAGTGGGTTATCCCCTTTGGGGTCGTGGGTCTGGTCGCGGTCTTTCTGCTTTCCCGTTCGGATTGGTAAACGCTTATCGCGGGGCTTCGGCCCCGCACCCCTGAAAGGTGGTTTGTAATGGCTATCCTGATTATCGTGGTCCTGCTGGTCCTGTTGGTTCTGTCGGCCCGTGAAGTTGAGTATTAAGAAAGGATAAAACTATGTTGCCTATGAAATCCGCTAAAGTGCAGCGCATTACCTGGATTGTGTCGGTGTCTATAGCCCTGGTGGTGTTCGTGGCTGGCGCGGTCGGCTTTGCCTTCAAGCTCAATCTGTTCGCCCATTCCAATCAGTTCATTTTCCTGGCGGTCGCGTTCTACGTGGTTATGGTGGGCGGTATGTTGTGCGTAACCCTGACAGGTGTCAATAACCCGGTAGACCAGAACGCCCTGTACGCTTACGAGGTTCGCAAGGCCCGCACTCTAAACCTGGTCGCAGCCCTGGCCGAGGTTGAGGAATACTGGGGGGCTTAATGCCCCCTGGTCCCGGTGGTTGTTTAGCTCTTAGTGAAAGGATAGTTCGATGTTAAGTTTAATCCTGTTCGCCCTGGTTATGCTGGTCCTGATGGTAGTGGCCGGGTTCGTTGGCAAGTGGTATCTGTCGCTGCCGATGGGTGAGGCCCAGGCCCAGGCCAGGCGCGACCGCAAGCTGTAGCCGAAACCCCGCGAGGGGTCTGCGTCCAATAGGCGCACCGATGATGGCTTTGCAAGTAGAAAGGATAAACAAATGTTTTACACCGTGACCGCCACCTACCGTGACACCGCCAACACAAGCACGGTTGGCTTCGAGCAGGCATATGACGCTATCGAATACGCCCGGAGTTTGTGGGCGCATTACCTGGCTAGCTGGGTGAGCGTGCGTGACCTGGGCAGCGACGAGGTTATCTACTGCCAGGGGATTTAACCCCTGGCCCAGGCTCTAACACAACGCTAACAAACAACGTGAAACAATACGGCAACAATGCCCGTATTACTTAGGACAATTGAATAGCAGAAAGGAAATGACTATGGGTTACGCTACGTTTGCGGGTGGCCGGGTGTCCCGCTCGCCGATGCGCTCCGAGTTCAAGGAACAGGCACGGCGCGCCTTGTTCGATAGGCTGTACGCCCAGTTCCCACAGGTGGACTGGCTCGAACTCTGGTCCGAGTACGCAATGTGGGGTGGGTTCTACTACGCTTACGGGCTGCTGTCACAGGTGGCCCGTGACTACAACAATTAGTGAAAGGGAAATGATTATGTCTAAGGTAACTAAGTCCGAGCGTGAAGAAAGTATCGCCCTCTTGCGCGACTGGTTAAGCGAGGGCGATACGGTCTACTGCATCCTGCGTAGCGTGTCCCGGTCGGGCTTGTCCAGGCAGGTATCACCCCTGGCCCTGGAAAAGTACACGACTTATGACGGGCGCGAAACGATTAGCGATTGCCACCTGGCCTATCACGTGGCGCGTGTCCTGGGTTGGTCCTACCGCGAGAACACCGGGAATAGTGCGGTGGTGGTGGACGGCTGTGGTATGGACGCTGCCGCCCATATGGTGGATAGCCTAAGCCGGGTGTTGTTTGGCAAGGGTGACGCTCTGAGGTACAGGTGGCTTTAGCCACCTGGCCCAGGGTGGGTGGCCCAGGGTGTGGCTATCATCATTTTTTGTTTTTGTGGTCTTGTTTGGTCTTTTATTTATTTTTGTGGGAGTGTGTGACTTATGTTTGATTTGTACTCTAGTATGCTGGCCTTTGATGATGGTGAGCTTGATGGTGACGGTGTGCTACAGCTTTTCAGCCATCTGGTAAGCACAGGCTATGCCTGGTCCTTGCCTGGCCGCTACGGGCGCACCGCCTGTGACCTGATTGACAACGGCTATTTGGATAACCAGGGTGAAATTCTAAGGGGGTTGGACGATGAATACTAAGTTTGATTTACGCAAGTACGAGGCTAATTCTTACGGCCAGATTGTGGCCTGGGAGATTATGGACAAGGGCATTTCCTGGGGTTGTGACGGTCTGACCTACGACGAGGCCCGCAAGATTGCTACCGCCCAGATTACTGACTTCTACCGCAAATGGGGTCGGACGGGTGGTATGCGCTGGAAAGGCTGCCGGGACGAAGGCTATATGGAAGTTATAGCCCGGTCGGGTAGCCATACCCTTGAACTGTATATGCACGCTTATGACCTTGAAAGTGAGGTGAAGGGATGAAAGAGTATTACTCGGTTTACCGCCTGGCGGTTAGTGGCCCGGATGTGCTGCTAGCTGTCAACCTTACGCCAGGGATGGCTTACGTGTTTAGACGCTACCCGGATACTTACCGGGTAGAAAAGCAAAGTGAAAGGATAGATTACTAATGCCTAAAGTACGCGCTAAAGAATTTATTTTGCTGTTGGGTGCCGATGGTAGCGAGGTTGAAAAGCACCACGACAAAATAACCCTGGAACAAATTCAGGGGATGTTGGATAGCGAGCTTGTGCAGTATCTCAGGTTGGGCAAGGACTTGTATCTGTTCTACGATGAGGATGCGGCTATTGAAAAGAAGTTGCCGCCGAACCTGCACGCCACCGACCTGGCCTATGTTCACGGTAAAATTGGCCGTTACGACCAGATATGCGGCCCGGTTCTACTGGCCCCGACCTCGAAAGTGAGGCTGTAATGTGGTACGCGATTTGTGTTTTGGTTTATGTGCTTCAATTGTTGCTCGACCTGGCCGGGTTGGTAGGTGCGATGCGTGACGGCAAGGCTTTTGATTTTATCGTTTGTTTGTTGCTGGTGGTGGTCTGGTCAGTTGCCTTCGGTATAGTTACGGGCTTGTTTATAGAAAGTGAGCGTTGATGATGTGGTTAAACTATTTTAGGGTTGGGTTGCTCATAGTCCTGGCCTGGGTACTGGTCTTTGGCCTGCTGGTAGTCCTGGCTTATGCCAGTGGCTACCCGCTATAATCAAGATAAGTCCCGTTATCTTTAGTAATGTTGAAAGGAAAAATATGAGCGGCAATTACATTGATGTTACAGAAGACCCGACATATCGAGAAGGTTTTGCCGATGGTAGGAAGGAAGCATTATTAGAGGCTTGCGGAGCGATATGCCCCGAATGTGCCAAAGGTAGCAGAGTTTTATCCAATGAGGAATATCCAGACCTTTTTCACGTAATCGAAGGTAAAGGGGCTGTTGATTGTCTTGCTTCTGAAATACATAAACTAAGTGCAGCTGATGAGAGAAAATAGAAGTAATGGTCTATCAAGCTAATCGGTCATCTCTTTACTAATTTACAAGTAGTTTCAATAGAAAGGATAATTCCATGACAACTGATAGAGGGCCATTTATTGCAGACGCACACTTTTTTGATTTAGCAAATTGGGTTGAGTCTTTTGGGGTGAAAGATAAATATAACTTCGCTCGCCTTATACGCAACTACGGGCACTTTGCTAACCTGTTTTACAATGAGGGTAAAGAGTTCAAAGTTTGCCCTCAATGCAAAGGTCAGGGTGCGAAAGATTGTGAACGTTGTGAGGAATGGGGGTTTATTCAAGAACCTCAGTGGCCTGGAAATAGTCAGACAAGATAATAGGTATTACCGTTATAAAAATAAGTCCGGCTACCGTGCTAGGGACCGGACCTAAAATGTTTGCTTTGCTAAATGTTATTGAACCGAAATAATCAAAAGATAAGTGAGGTGATTATATCATTCGGGGTCGGGCTTGTCCAGTTTCTTGATTGGCACCATCGTTAGCCGCCTGGGTACGCTGGGCAGGGGCATCGGTGGTATTTCTTCCGGCTCTGGTTTAATCCTTTTCTTGGGTGGGTCTTCCGGCTGGCGAGTGAAGTCATAGTTCTTGGCTTCGGGCAGAAGTTGGGCTTCGCCTGCCGCCGAGTCTGTGAGTAAGCGTTTCCAGAAGGCTAGCAGCGTATCACGCATTTCTTCCGGCAGTTCCATTATCTCTGCCGTGAGAGCGTCGCGGGTCGCCTCTGCCGCTTGGGTCTGCTCACCCTTAAGCTGAATACGGGCTTCCCAGGTGTCCCGGTTGCGCTCGATAGCGGGCAGGATGTAGCGGAAGTAGGTCATTATAATTTTATCGCTGGGCTTTGAGGACATCATATTCTCAGCAATAGACTTGTAAAACTCTGGCGTTAGCTCGGTCATTACCTGCTGGGCCATCGCCTGGACCGCCTCGTTCCAGCCTATCATTTGCTGCCATTGCCACAGGGTGGTCGTGTTGACACCCAGGAGCGCAGCAAACTGGGTCTTGTTCAGGTACTGGGGGCTTTTATCTGACTGGGGCCAGCACAGCCAGCGCATATAGGCTAGCTGCTCCGGGGTCCAGCCCTTGATGTAGGCTTTGCGTGGTGGCATCGGCTTTCTCCGTCTAAACAAATGTCTTTTAGAAATTATACCATACAGTGCTTGACATCGTTGGCAACATATGGTAACATTGTCCCATCAGTGGTTCTGTGTGTGGTTAAGTTGTATAAGTGAAAGTGAGTTACTATGTCGGATGAATTTGACCAGGGTGTGTGCGCCCGTTGCGGTGCGCCGGAATTACACATCGCCTCGTTCCAGTGCATCAGTTACCTGCGCCTGACCAACGAAAGTTTTCAGGCCCAGACCAAAGAAGCTATCGAAGAACTCAGGGCTGCCGTAGGCAAGCAGGCTAAAGGCCAGGGTGAACCAGAGGCCCGGCCAAAGACTTACTGGGACGGCAGGCGCGACGGCTACGAAGACGCTTTACGTTTCATCTATCACGCCGCCAGGCAGGAGCAGAAGAAAGCCGAGCGGGAAAGGGAGCAAGGCCAGGGGTATGACGATAATTAACCTGGGTACGGTGGAGCGGGGCGACGTGGTTCGCCTCGCCACCAAGCACGCGAAAGGCCGGGACAAGCTGAACATTACCCACCTGGGCCAGTACACCAAACGGGTGGGCGATAACACCTACCAGGCCGAGTGCTTTGTGACGGATAGGATTGTGCCGGACGGCGAGGGTGGCGAGAGCCTGCGCTTTCACGACATAGAAATCTGGCAGGGGCCGGGTGGTACGTGGTTCGGTGAGTGCGACAGCGAAGACAGCACGCCCGACGAGAGCTACGCTTGCAAGGCGAACAGGTTGGGTGGCCTACTGTGCAATCACCTGGCCGGGTGCCTGATGTGGCTCGAAGAAAAGAATAAAGTCCGGCTGTCCTTCACGGGCTATTGCCAGCGTTGCGGCAGGCACGGGGTAAGGGTCGCCTACGATGGGCAAGACTACGAGTGCATTGACCAGGCCGGGTGCGACCGGGCCGTCAATGAAAAGCTAAAGCCGGACACCGACAGAAAGGATTTATTTGGTGATGTTACATAGAAAGAGAGGCTTAGTATATGGCACAACCCAAAGACTGGCGCAGGGATTATCTGACCACCCGCCAGGTGCGCGAGGTCTACGGCAGGGGCCGGACCTGGCTCTACGATAAGCAACGGGCCGGGCTACTGACGGTTTACAAGCAGCCCGCCAACCTTAATCAGAGCTACTGGAAGGTGAGTGAACTGGAAGCTATCGTTGGCAAGCACAGCCAGCCGATTGCGGCCAGCGATTTAAACAAGCTAAGAAACCGAGAAACCGATTAGTGAAAGGCTAAGTGTTATGATTACCGAAGTAACGAGTGACTTAGAGCTTATCAAGCAGCAGTACCGTATTGCCGTCGAGCAGACCGAGGAAGAAAAAGAGTTAGCCGAGATTGCCGAGGTTGAGGCTCAACTTAGCTCCAACCCTATACTGGATGAGTTTAACGTAACCCCTGAGCAGGCCGAGGCCCAAGAGGAACAGGCCCGGCAGTTGTACGAGAGGCTGCAACGGCTGTACTCAAACGCCCAGGACAGATACCGTGAGGCCAACGCCATTACCCATGATTTGCGCCAGATGAAAGACATCAAGCGACGCTGGCGTATGTATCAGGTCTGGCGGGTGCTGGACGACGAGGGCAATTGCGACTACACCCCCGGCAGGAAAGAGGAATACCGCATCAAAGAAGTGGGCCAGGTGCTGCGCTTCAAACGTAACGACCGCCCGTCGCTTTGCCGCAACGGTACGCACGGCAGCCGTCTGGCCCGCTACGCCTTTAACGATTTTAGCGGTAACAGGTTGGCCCGGTTGGAACTGGAAGGGTATCTTGAAAGCTCCAACTTCCGGCCCTGTACCTGCAAGGTGCTGGCTATCATAGACGTGGCCGACCTCTTGCCTGCCGAGCCGGAACAACCCGCCTTTGTGCCGGACACCAAAGCCCGGAGCCTCAGACGCTGGCACGAGCCTGCGCTTGAGGGCCAGGATAACCCGCTCTATTTGCACCCGTCGGGCGGCTCGACTACCAGGGCTGACGGCTGGCGTGAGGTTTACCGCCGCCTGGTGGACAACCTGGCCGGAAAGTTTGAAGCGTTCCCGGACTACGTGCCGACCGAGGACGAACTGGGTTATCTCTTTTTCGTGGCGATGCAGGCCGAAACCATCAACACGATGTTTAACCACACCCTGCGGGGTGCGGTCAGTCACGATGATTTACTGAACTACTTCGAGGTCTGCTTCGAGAAGATGGAGTTGCGTAGGAAGGACGCGCTGGGTATCCGGGAGAAGATGAGTATCCAGGGTCGCCTGAACCAGATGGATAACCTTGCGCTTGAAAAGGCAGCCAGGGCTGCCGTAATGGAAAAGTTTCCCGGCACAAGGTTGCGCGACTTTGGTGTCAAGCGGGGCCAGGATGTGCTTAACCCCGGCTCCGAGTGGTCGCCTTCGTACTGGCGGCCATCATCCGGCTCTTAGTTTTTATTTACCGGGGCGGCCTTGCCGCCCCTAACCGAAAGGATTGGACAAGAAGATGTCTACTACTAAAGAGATTTTACGCAACGCTTACGTGAACCTGGCCGCCGATACCCTCTACGCTTTTAACGAGTGGGGCCAGGCCGAGGCCCGCCGCCAGAGGGTTGAGCTTGGCGAGTTTCCCCAACTGTTCCACAGCAAGGTCGAGAAGCTGCGCCAGAAGGGTAAGCTGGGGCCGAAAGCCTGGGCCAAGCTACAGGACCAGTGTCCGACGGCGGCCCGGTCTTACCTGTCCGGCTTCGCTGGCGGGTTTGATATGACCACCGATGAGGGCTTTGTGGCTTTCCTGGCGGCGGTCAAGGGTGTGTCCCGGCACCTGCCGGACGCGACCCGGTTGTCTATCCTGGAAAACTTCGCTACCCTCGTGGCCGATGCTTTCGACCAGGATGAAGCCGAGGGTCCGGAAGACGAGGACGAGGACGCAGCCTAGTTGGTAGGGTAGGGTAGGGGTGGCCTAACGGCCACCCACCCGCAAGAGAAAGAAGGACTAAGTGGATACGCTATTTATCGTTGGACTGTTACTGGTGAACGCGGTTATGTTTAGCGGCTTCTACCGCTATTATCACAGAAAGAGTGGTAAGTAATGGAGATAAGTCAAAGCGACCTTGATGCCCTGGTCAAGGTGCTGTCGAACGGCACCGCTAACGGCAGCGTGGCCTTTCTCAGGGAAGCCCTGGCCGCCAGGGTGCAGGCTTCCCTCGCCAAAATGGAAGAAGCGAAGTCCGAACTGCGCGATAACTACCGGGCTTTGCGGGCGGTTGGTGGCCCGGCGATAGCGGCCCTGGAAGATATGCAACCTGCCCTGACCCGGCCCGACCCGGTGCCGACCCCCGACTACACCCCGGCCCCGCCGAGCCTGCCGCAAGCCGAGGTGGTGGAAGTGGTCAGGCAGCCCATTTATCGCAAGCCCCACAAATATTTCAGGTTCGCCACGCTGGGCGTGACGGGCCAGGACGTGGCGGCTTTCTGGAAGCTGGTCAAGGACGAGTTCGGCCAGCCACCGTCTTACCGGGCGATGGCAAACTACTTCGGTTGTTCGCCCGGTTCAGGCATGAAGCTAATCGAGCTTGCTCGCGCAGCCGGATACCCGGACGTTGGCCTGGGCTACACACACGGTCGCCGGACCCCACCGGGTCTGGACAAGGCTATCGCCCGTCGGTTTGGCACCAACTACAGCCGGGCGCAGGCCAACCGTGAATTGCCAAAATAAGATAAGAAGGGGCGTACCTTGCTCAGGGGTACGCCCTTTTATTTCGCTAAAGTAGCTAGGAGGATGGACATTAAAGAAGATGTGAATTGCTTTTTAAGGTGGTAAGCCCGCAGGCTGCGGGCTATTTTTTTGCGGTTGGCCCGGCTGCGCCGGACCCCGTGCTGGCCTGCTCCACCCGCCGAGGTATTGCCCCAGGCGTAGCCCTGGTCGCGGAGTGTGGTTATCCACCAGGCTTCGAGTACGTCTGCCCCGGCCTGGTCCTGGGCGTGGCCTAGCTCTATTATACCAAGTTTACCGCCAAGTGCATACACCCCCGTTATAGCCAGGTGTTTCCTATGCCCGTCCTTGCATTTCTTCCACTCGTAACGAGCCTGGGCCAGCCTTGCCGGGAGCGGTTGGACGCTCTGGCCCACGTAAATAATCTGGTGGGTCCAACTGTTCGTCAGACCGTAGATGCGAAACATTACCTGTTGCCCAAGAGGTTACGCATAAAGCGTTCAAGGGTGCCGCTATCATAAACCTGGGTATCGGTGATACGCGCCACGACATAGCCCTGGCTTTGCAGTAGGGTATTCTGGGCTGCATCGCGCCCGGATACCGCCGCCTTCTGGTGCCAGTAAGCTCCGTCAATCGCCAGCACCACGCCCTTTTTGGTACGTGAGGCCACCGATGAAATAAAGATGTCGGCCACCAGGCCACCACCGAAACGGCCACGCCCGCCGCCGAGCGGCCACTGGCTAAAGAAGTCGGCTGACGGGTTGGTGATGTTGGGGTAGACCCCACCAAAGGTGTAGTGGTTGGCTTCCATCCACTCGATGGTTAAACGTTCCGGCAGCGTGAGAGCAATCCGGCCCGGCTTTAGCCCGGTGAGCGAGGCTTTAAGTTCCAACACATCACGCGCACTGAGGAACTTTGCCAGGTTGCGGTTATACCCCTGGTTCTCTAAGAGCCTTTCGACATCGGTGCCGTGAACGCGCTGGTACTTGAAGACCTCGGTGGCGTTTTCTTCCTCGTAAATCTGGCGCATCATACTCTGGACCGTTGGCAACCGGGGTACGGCAAAGGGCTGGCGGGCTTTCTCCCTGGCCCGGCGTTGCCTGGCCTTTAGCTGCTGGGCCGGGGTTAAAGGCTTGTATTTACGTTTAGCCTTTGGTGGCAACTATCATTTTTCCTTTTTTTGCCGTCTATTTTTGGTGTGTTATATTTTTTGGGTCTGGTGTTTGGTTTGTTTTGTGGTGTGGCTGTGCTATAATAAATCTGGGCTACGAAACCCACGCAATTATCTGACTTACTTTTCATTCCAAGTCCACACACTTAGTCCAATGACCAAAGCACCTCTGAACTGCGGGGTGCTTTTTATTTTCCTTAAAATCCCCGGTTCGCCAGGTACATTGGGCCGATTATTTTGCGCCTTACTTTCCAGTCCGGGTTGGTTTCGCCTGGGTCGTACTCCAAAACCTCGCCCTGAAAGACCTGTTCGGTCAGGTGCGTGATGGGGTTGGTGTATTCTTCGGTCAGGGGGTAGCCGAAGACTTGTAAGCCGCCGTGCTTGTTGTAAAAGTCCAGAAAGCCGCCGCCTAACACGAAACCGTTTAGCCTGATTGCCATTGGTGGAACCTCTTTCGCCTGCCCACGCCCGCCAGCCTGCTCCCAGGCCGCCAGGTCACTCATAAGACGCGCCCAGGGGAAGCCTGTGCCGGGGCAGTTGGCCTTTTGCGCCTTGTTTACCTGATAATGTCCGATAATCCCGGTGCGGTCGCTCTTTATCGCCAGGTTGCGGGCTAAAATGTACTTGTGCAGGGCCAGCGTTGATTGGTACTGTGTTTCCGGCATCGGGTTGCCCGTAAAACCTTCGTGTTCGATAGAAATGGTCCGTTTGTTGGGGTTGTAGCCCATCTGGGCGCACTCTAACAGCCAGGGTACGCTGTGGTCAAAGCCGTCCGGCCCGCTCAGGTCTATGGGTCCGTTGGCCCAGGCGGTGTCGGCTTCCGATACGTACTGGACGATTTTACCCGAAAGCCCGACCTCGTAGGTGGATGAAACCTCGCTGGTGGGGTTGTGAAACCAGCCGATGTTGGAGTTAAGGTTGCCCTGGCTGATGTGGTCTACAATGCCCTGGATTATCTCACCCCAGCGTCCCACCCAGTAGTTGGGGCTGCCGACCCACTCGATTGGCGGTGCTTGTGTTACCATAGTTTTTAACCACCCGTTAATGAGATTGACCACCGTCTGGATGTAGGCTGCCGGGTCGTTGCCGTCTTCCGGTGGCGCGAAGACGGGCAGAATTTGTTCGATGGTGGAGAGGCCCGCGTAGTCCGACTTGCCCACCAGACGGGCTGCAAGGTCTTCAAACCCGTCCGACCACGTATTATACCGGATGTAGTCGCCCTGGGGCGTAGAAACGGTTCTCCCGGCCCCTAGAAACGACGTGCGTGTGTTGCCGGGACTGTGGGTATCGTACTTCTGGCAGATACCGAGCCGACCAAAGTGGCTTTCGTTCCAGAAAACGGCCAGGCAAAAAGCCGGGCTGACCCGGTGGCGGCAGACCGCTTCGTAGCCGTCGTGAATGTCTTCGCCCGTCAGGGAAGACTGGGCCACTAAAATATTAGACCACTGGTCCTCACTCAGGTCCGGGTCTACGTTTTTTACCGGGCTGTTGGCTTGCATTAGCTGGTTACGAAGGTAGAAAGCGACCAGCAGAACAGGCCCGCCGCGATAAGGCCCAGCCTGAAATCACTTTCGGCAGGCCAACTGCGCCAGGGTACGTAAAGCAGTAGGGCCAGGGCAAAGAGAATGATGGCCGCTATTAAGAGAAACTGTTTCATGCCGACCTCCGATAGTCTTGAATTTTTTTAATAACCCGGTCCTTTTCCCCGGCAGGGGTGCGCAGGATGGTGTAATGGTTGTGGATAAAGGGGATTAACACGTTAAAGGCCAGTACCGCCAGGGCCGAAAGGACCACCCAGCCGAGCAGCCAGGGCAACAGACCCCGGACAAAGTTAAGCTGTTCCTGGTTCTCCCTGGTAGCCTGGTTGTTTATCGGGTTGATGAAATAGATAAAACAACTCCGGGCCATAAAGAAAGCCAGGCTCATTATAAGGTTCGCCAGGTAAACCGCCTTTTTGTGAAAGGCAATCGTGGCTATCATGACCAGTAGCACCAGGGCAAAAAGCCCAGCCACAACAATATAAACGTGTTCCATTATTTCACTCCCGTTTCCTCGTTGTTCTTCCCACCTATCGCAGGCGGCTGGGTGTGTTCCAATACCCATTTAATTATACCTTCCGGCAGTATGGATTTCAGCAAGTTTGGGGCCGACGCTACCAGCGCATTGTAAAGCGGTAGGGTGAAGGGTGGGAGTATGACACCGCCGCCCGCGTAAGCCAGGACCGGGATAGGCCAGTCGGAAAAGGTTGCCACCAGGGTAAGATAGATTAGGACGATACTAAACATACCGAAGTCTATCACATCCTGCCCGTGCAGAGAAGTCTTGTCAATAAAGCGACCACGCAGCCACATGCCCACCAGCAGCCCCAGTTCGACCGAGGCCAGGTTCACCAGGAGAGGCGCGTTATCCAGGATAAACTTAAAGTATTCGATTTCAAGTTTCAATTTGTTTTCCTACCCGGCCATCCTGACCAGCACCGATTGTTTGTAAACCGAAAGTGTCCCGGCCCCCACGCTGGGGGCCACATTATTACGGTAGATATAGGAGATAACAGCCGCCGTTGTAGTGTTGTAGACAGTGTTAAGGCCAGTATTGGTAAAGTGGTAAATTTGTCCGGCTGTAGCGTGCGAAGCGTCGTAACAAATAATTCCCGTTATTTCCGAGGTTGCCCCGGCAGCACTGGTTATGTAAATGTTTGGCTGCCAGTAGTGGGTCGCGTTGTAGGTGGCGGCGGTGGCACAGGTTATCTCGGCCCCCACTATGCAAAAGCTACCGTCTGTACTAAATAAACTTGCCGCACCGTGAACACTTCCAAAACCAAGCGGTGTGTTGACCGTAACCAAGTAAGGGTTGGCGTAGGTGCCTGTTACGTCTATCGGTATCTCAAAGACCTCGACCGTCAGCCAACGGTTGGGTGTGGGCGACCAGTAATAAAAACATTTGCGGTCCTGGCAGTAGAAGATTTGTCCACTGACCGGGGCCGGGGGGCGGTCGGCCCAGGAACTGGCTGTCAGCACCAGGTAAGGCGAAGCCGAGGCAATCTGGGCATCAATACCCACCAGCCGCCTGGTAAGGTCCTGGTGTTCGGCATCGTGGCCGAGAGAGAAGCCGGGGCTAAAACCCATAGTTTTCTCCATCCACCGCTACAATTTCAAAGTCAACCCTGGTTGGCAGGGGGCTTCCACTGTCCTTGACCACAATGGGTTGACCATACTGGTTGCTGGGGTTTTGCAGAAACCCCAGAAACTGGCGGGTGGCGGTGTTGTTGATTTGGTTAAGCACCTCGCCGCCACCTGGCAGGTTCGGGTCGGGTAGCTCTCTTACCTTTAGCTTGATAAGTATCGGCAGGTGTCGGGTAAACTGGTTGCGTAACCACTCCCAGCTATCCTCGGCGGCGTACCCGTCCAGGTCTGCCTTGCGACCCTCGGTGTGTTCCGACACGTTTATTGACAGCTTGTAAAGAGCCAGGTAATCCTGGACACTCTGGTACTTGACCACCAGGCTATCTATAGCCACAATCTCCTGCCCAACCGTAGAGTGTTGGGCCAGCACCGGGTTCCAGAAGTAAACCACAAAGCCTGCCTGAGTGAAGACGTTCGGGTGGGTCAAGAGGTCGTCATACGCCTGCTCAGGGTTGGCGGTAGTTAGCTTATTTTTATCCCACAGGTAGGCGACTTTTTCCGATGAAACGTTGTTGGTGAAGTCGGTAGAGTCCCAGTAGGTCGGCCCATAAGTCCCGTCAATCAAGGTGCCGTTGGTATTGAGTTCTTTGGTGGCAACATAAAGGTCGGTCGGGTTGACGTTAAGCACCGACACGCCTTTGGTCCAGAAGGGTCTTAGCAAACCTTCGTGATAGGTTTCCATAACAAGGTTGGCCGGGCTAGGCGAGGGTCCGGCCAGGTCGGTGGCACTCCTGGGTATGTGTACGACGGGTCTGACCAGCACCCTAAAAGTACCCGGCAGCATAGACAAAACTACCGAGTGAACGTACTTTGGAATTTCAGCCGCCTCGAAGTTGGTAAGACTTACCACCAGATAACCGCACTTGTTCTGGTCCGACAGGGCTATTTGACGGGTGTAGGGTGAGGCGGCGTTCGGCTGTGGTATCTTCAAGATGTGGCCGCCGTCCCGCGCATACAGGTAGTCCGGCCCAAAGGTCGGGTTCATTACCCAGCTAAGTCCGGCGTTGGAGTTGTCTATCGGGTTTGTTTCGTAATACTCTGTGACCACGTGCCAGGCCAGGTTGTTGTAGGTAAAAATACCCAGGTTGTTGTAGCTGACGTAGAGGTTTATCCCATCCGAGGCAATCCCGTCAATCTGGTGGTAGTAACCAAGCTGATACCAGGGCATCGGCAAAGGGATAACCTGGACCTGCACCCCGTTATCGGCACCGATAGTAAACTCATAAAGTCGGTCCTTGTAGTTAGTGTAAATCTTACCCTGGTGGATGGTGGTGTAAGCCCCGGCTATCCTGTGCGGCACCGGGAAGGGGTCGCCCATCGGTAGCACGCGCGGCGTGTTGGTGTTCGGTGGTGCAGCCATAATAGCCGGGTCCACGTACAGCATAAACATACCTTCCGGCTTGGCAACCCACAAATTGCCTTGAAAAACAAAGAGCTTGGTAGCTCCGACCAGGCTTTCTCCCACAATACCTGCGGCGGTAACGGCTATCGGCGCATCGGCCCCGGTTGCCGGGAAGTTGCCCGTCCACTTGTACATCTGCCGCCCGGTGCGTTCAAAGAAGTAGATATAACCACCCAACGCCACCGGGGATAGCATTGAAAAGGTGAGGTCCGTACTGGGGGCGGTGATGGCGTTGGCTTTTAGGATGGCCGGGGTATACCTGCTGACCCCAAAGTTAAGGCCGCCGTCGTTAAAAGACACATAAAGGTTGCTGTTAAAAACAATGCTGGATAGGTACGGGAAAGTGAAAACCACTTCCGGCGATACGCCTGATGAGGTCCCACCCGTTGCGGTAGCGGCGGTGTTAAAGAGCGAGGTGTTAAGAACGGCCACATCAAAGTAAGTGGCTGTGGCGGTGTCGTAAATCTGGTGGACCTTACGCAAAGCCTGGGACCAGGCTTTGTAGGGAGCGGCGGTGCCTGGTTTGCAAAGCTGGAAGTAAGGCCGGATAGCGTTGTCGGTTGTGGTCGGGTTAGCGATTGGCTGGTATGTACGGATGTTCCCCCCGGCATCTACGTTACCTACATACACCCCCACCGCACCGATAGCCCCGGTCGCACTGGTAGAACTGTCGCCAAAATAAAGGTCAAAAACGCTGTTACTTATGGTGGCACTACCCGTGAGCGTGACCCAGCACCAGCCGTTGAGGGTGTTATAGGTGGTGGAGGGTGTAAAGGTGTAGGTAAAATCCGTCGAGTAAATACCCAACGGCCCTTTCAGGGTGACGGTAATGGTGTAGGGAGTGTTTAGGGTGTGGTTCTTTAACTGAAAAAGTATCCTTATTTTGGTAAGGGTGACTGCTCCGCCCTGCCAGTTAAAGCTATTGTGCAGGCGGTACTCGGAAGACAGAGCCTGGGCCAGCACACCACGCGGCACCTCGTCCTCGTCACCTGGGTTTGGGTCGGCTTTGCCGGACACCGGGACTGTCTGGTTGACTTTGGTGTTGTAGATAAAGTTGCGGGCCATCCCAGGCATCAAGTACCCGGCCCGGTCGGTCTTGGCATCGGCGTAAAAAAATTTGGTGTCGTCGCCACCAATCCCCACCCCACCAGTGGTCTTGTTGTCGTTTAGCTGGCCGAAGCCGCCCAACCAGTTGTCGTAAACCTTGCGCTTGAAGGGGGTGGCATCGTCAAAATTCTGGCCGCCACTGGCAATCTGCCCGGCAAAGCCGTCGCCCCGGCTCTCTGTAACGGGCGACAGGCTCGCCAGCCGAAAGCCCCAGATACCGTAGCCGTCGTAAAATTCCAGGTCGGCGGTGCCGTCGTCTATAGTAAGTCCGTTACCACTAAAAGGCAGGCTAGGCATCGCTTATCTCCCCACCTGGGTGAACTGGGTGTAGTGTGGCATAGACATGCGGTAACGCCAGCGCATTTTATCCGCGTCAGCCTGGTCAAGTAAGTGCCGCCTGCCGAAACCCCGCTTGTCGTCGTTGGTGTTGGTTTCTTTGTTTGCCATACAGTAGACCATCGTCTGGCAGGTCAGCCATTCCAGAAAGCCCGCGTAGTCGGAGCCGTCCAGGGGCGTGGTATCATCGGCGGTCGGGATAGCCAGGGGAACGCAACCGTGAACACGCATCTCAAAGATGTTGTTGTAGGGCTGCAAGAACC